AAAAATAAAGATGGACAAACTATTACAAATTCATTATTATCTGATATATTTATTACTATTGATACAGATTTATTTAATTCAAAGAAGATATTGGATTCAAATTCTAATTTATGGTATAAGTTTAATAATATAGATTTGGAATGTGAAGCAAAAACAATTATGGATAAAACTGTAGACAGTGTTAAAGATTTATTTATAACTAAATCTAATAAAATACCAAATGCTGCTGATTTTTTAAATTATCCATCTCGATGCTTTTATTATAAACAAGATACAGATAATAATAATATGAATAATAATACAACTATATCTGATAATAATAACAATATGAATAATAATACAACTATACCTAATAACAATAACAATAACAATAATAATAACAATATGAATAACAATACAACTATACCTGGTAATAATAACAATATGAATAATAATACAACTATACCTGATAATAATAACAATATGAATAATAATACAACTATATCTGATAATAACAGTCTGGATGATAATAAAAATATAAAAAATAAAGACATTCCTAACATGGAATCGAGTGTTTTATATGGACAAAAATCAAATGATTGGACGCAATTTTTCACAGGAGGTCCAGATCTAGGTGGTCAAAAATTAGTACTTGCATCATGTAATAAAAATAAGCATCAGATTGTTATAAAACAAAACGTATATAGTCAACTTATATCAGACAAATTGGGATCTGTAGACCAATTTTTATGTTATGAAAAATATTGCAATAAACCAAGATGTATATCTGCTATTATACATAATAATGATAATAAAGAAATTATAAATACTTATTATAATAACCTTTGTCCTTGTGCATCAGAATCTGTAAATAATAATAACCCAAAATCACAACTATATAATAATAATAAAAATAATAATAAAAATAATAATAAACTTAAACTTAATAATGGTAGTATTCAATCTGGTGGTGGTTTTTTAGAAAAAATGTTTAAACATGATGGGTTCTTTCCAATTTATATAATAGATGCAAATAAAAATGAAGAAATGATTAAAGATATTCAAGTAAATACATTTAATTCCAAGATTAGAGTTAATGGTATAGAAGAAGTTGTAGATTATACTCCAAATAATTTGACAAAACTTGTGGATGAATATAAAAAAAATGAATCATTATTTTATGATAATAAAAAAGAATTAGATAAAACAAAACAAATATATAGACAAATGTTAGAAACAATAGATATATATAACAATGAAACAAACAATCGTTTGCAAAAAGGCGGTGCTATACTAAAAAATTTGAAATATGATAAAAAAATATTAACTTATAAAAATATTCCAATTAAAATCAATAAAAATAATCAAGATAATTATATATCAGAAGATGGTGAATATATAAAAATAATTTAATTAAATTATTATAATTAATTATATATATTAATATTAATATTAATATGAATATAAGTTTATTGATAATTATAATTATTATTTCTATTATAATTGGGATATTAACTATTCCAAACTTATCTAAGACATTTACAACTAAATATATAAGTTTTATAGGTAAAGCAGACCAAGATATAGAACAACGTAAAGATTTATTTAATAATATTTTTAAAGCAAATATGGGGAATAATATAGCCACAGCAGAAAATAAAAAAAAAGCTTTATTTGGTGAATGCAGTAATAGTAAATCAGATTGTGATGAAATTAAACAATATTTATTAAAAGGAACTCAAAATTCACAAAATAATAATTTTAAAATAATACAAAATATTTGGAGGAGTAATGAACTTGCAGCAGGACAAACAAATCAAAATATAGATGATATTAGTGGATGTTCTATGTTATTAAATCATATATTAGTAAGACAAACTAAAGAAGCTTGGGATGATATAAATATTATAATAAATGAATTAAATAATAATTTAAAAGGATTAAATAATTTTTTAACTTGTCAATTGTTAAAATTAACAACATTTTATTCAGAAACAAATAATAATAATAATAATAATAATAGTAAACCAACTTATAATGGAAATATGTTTGATTGGGGAACTATAATGGTTTTAAATTGGTATAGTAGTTGTAAAAGTAAAGTATCTGATATACAATCTAATAAATTTGTATTTTATTTAATTTGTTTAATTACAGCTCTTTATTTATATAGTAAATGGTGGATTTGGCTATACCAAACAAAATTTAATAATTCAATATTAAAATTAGATATAGGTAATTTAAATATTATATGGAAGATGTTGAGTATTATAAGTACAGTTTTAATTATAATTTCTATTATATTAATTCCAACTTTAATTACCAATGAATCTAAAAAAAGTGTAACATTAAGTAGTATATTTAGCAGTTTATCTGGAGCTATCTGTTTTTCAATAATTTTATTTGTAACTTATTTTCCAACTTGGAAAATAACATTAATATTTTATTTTATTATATCAATTGCCTTATTTTCATGGTATATATCATATTCACGTTCTACATATTTAAAAAATGTAGACAATTGTGATAAATATACAAAACAAACACCCATTGATGAAGAGCCATTATGTGTTAGTAAATTAAATGATAAAGATTATGGGGGATTAACATTTGACGATGAAAATGGTAATTTATATATAAATAATAAAACAATATCTAATAGTAAAACAAATAGACTTGAAAAATTATGGCTTGTTATTTTAATTGCTTTATTTATATTTTGTATAATTGGTTATATAGCAACAATTGTTAATTTACCAGGAATTACTTTAATTGCACAAATAAATAAAATAATAATTGCTGTTATAATTGAATCTATAAATTTATTTGCCTTATTCTTTTATCCTGTCTATATTATAGTAGTTATGGTGTTTCAACGTATTATATCAACATATTTTAATGATAATACTTGGTATGCTCCACTTATGTATCTTATTAAATTACTGGAAAAATCAATACATAATTAATGTATTAAAAAATGATTTATATTAAACTAATAATATAATAATTAATTTATTATGAATACTAATCTATCTACGTGTAATATTGAAGAATTAAATAAAAAAATAAAAAACCTATTATTTCATGTTAAGTTAATTGAACGTGAGATTGCAAAAAAAATGATCGACGACCCAATGATCATTGATAATATTGATAATAGACAGATTGTAAATATACCAATTCCAGAAACACAACCAACCACGTCACTTAAAATAGCATCTATTAATAAAATAAATATTACACCTAAGAAAAAAAATAATTTAGGAACAATTAAAGAAATTAAAGATACATTATCTAAATATAAGATTCCATTTAAATCTAATTTAAATAAAGAACAATTATGCGAGATAATTAGAACAAATAGACTTGTTAAAAAAATTGAAAAAACAATTAATTAAAGATTATATTATATTATTTTATTGTATTTTATTGTATTTATTTAAAAATCTATGATTATTTAAATTATATTAATTATAATTAATATAATTTATTATAATTTTTATCTAATACTATTATATAAAATGAAACATTATAATATGGACGATGATAATGAAATTGAAGAAGAGGGTGGTGTTGAATATAATACTTCTAATTATAATAATAAAAAAATTGTAGAAAATATGGAAACAAGAACTGGGTTTGGTGGGTTTGTTAGAAATACCTGGACAATGGCATTAACATATATATTATTAGGTTTTTCATTAGCGGCAGCATTAGCTTGGGTTGATTTAGTTAGAAATCTAATTTCAACATATGTTAAAGTTAAATCAGACGCCAGTCTTGCTTATTTTGTATTTGCAATATGTATTACTATAGTAGCAGTAATTGTATATATGATTATTAAAGGTTATTTGGCTCCTGATATTCGTGATGCACCTATTGTGGGGGTTATTAGATAATTGAATAATCAAGAATTATTAAGAATTATTAAGAATAATTAAGAATTATTAAGAATTATTAAGAATTATTAAGAATAATCAAGAATTATTATATTTATTAAGAATTATTATATTTATTAAAAATGTTTAAATAAATATAATATTTATAAATTTATTATATACTTTTTATATAATGCCATTTTAATTTAGCACATATATTTTTCCAGATCAAATCTTGTTGATGTAATTTTTCTCTACTTTTTAATAATGGAAAACAAGACTTATATTCATCTAATTCTAATAATTCAACAAATTTATGTAAAACATATGAATAAGATAAAAAATTTTTTCTACTTTTTGGACAAACTTCCATAAAAGGTCCTTGTATTTCTTTAAACATAATCCTTAATCTTTCTTCAATTTCTCTTTTCATTATTGGAGGTGGTAATCCATTTAATCTATTTATAATATGTGGGACATGTTCATAATATTTATTTAATTTTAATTTTTTTAAATATTCTCTTATTTTTTTATTACTTAATAATGCCATATTTGTAATTCTTTCTTTTTTTATCTCAACCATTATATTATTAAATACTTCTTCTGGTATTTCAGTTGATTCTTTTGCTTGAAATTGTGCTAACCATTCATTAAAATGATTAATTCTTTTATATGCAAAATAAGATATTTCTGGAGGTGGATCTTTATAACTTGGTTTATCGCTATCTATTATTATAAAATCAACCCTTCCGCACTTTGTACATATTAACTGTCCTTCACTTTGATTCAATGTTTTTTCAATATTACATATTTCACAAATATTATAATTTTTATTATTATAATTTTCATTATATTTATTTTCATCTGTAAAATTTTTATCAATTATATTTAAATATTGATTAAATAGATTTGCTTTTTGAAATTCATTTTTTTTTTTATAATAATCACTAATCTTTATTTTTGATTTATTTATTTCCTTTTTTTCATTAAAAAAATTTAATATATTATTTTTATTTTTATCTTCATTTTTAATATTATTGTTTTCTTTTGAATTATAATACTGATATAATATATGTGATGTATCTAAATAATATTTTTTTTCTGCATCATTATTATCAATAACTTTTATTTTTTTTTTAATATTATTTATTTCTTCTTCCAGATAAATATTTTTAATTCTTTCTTCTAAATTATTTTCTTCTAAATTATTTTCTTCTAATTTTTTTTCTTCTAATGATTTTTTTATATATTCATTGGTTAATTTTACAAGTTCTTTATTTAACTCTATTTTTATTTTCTTATTTTCTTTAAATATTGAAATCATTTCATTATGTTTTGCATCTAATGTTATCCTATTATCCGATTTTAATACTTTAGTATTCTTTAATTTAAAAGTTGTCATATATTAAATTATTGATAATTATATTTAAATTATATTATTATAAATATTTGATAAATTTATTACGTATTTTATGGATTAATGTTTTATATATAGAATTTATAATAAATATTATGAATGATAATATGTCTTTAAATAATATTAATGTTTTAAATATACAAAAAATGATATTTGTATATAATGCATTATTAAATGGATGGACTGTAAAATTAATAAATAATAATAAATTTGAATTTGTTAAAGCAACACCTAATACTAAACTTAAAAAAGAGGTTAATTTAGAAAATTATTTAAAAAATTTTATTATTGATAATTTAAACATTGATAATATGAATATTGATACAATTGATACGATGAATATCGAGACATAAAAATAATTTTAAAATATTAATATTATTAATATTATTGTTTTTTATATAAAAATAATAATATTAATATTTTATTTATAAATAATACGCAGTTATTTTATTAAATATATTAAGATATCTCAGAATACTACATAAAATAAAACGCAACTAATTTTGTTTATATATAAGAAATATTAAATATTTAATTTAAATGGAATGTAGATTAATACAACAATTTTATAATTTATATTCAACACGATATAGATTTAATAAAATAATAATAAATTTAAAGTTTATAAACACTATATAATAAAGATAAAACAATGAATGATTATTTAATGCAAATTGTCATTTGTTAATCTATAGAATAATAACACATATGTTAAAAAAAATATTACGTACCTATACAAGACATTGTAATAAAGAATAAATAACACACCGTTATATAAAAATAAAACGCAAATAATTTATATTATATATAAGAAATCTATATTAATATAAATTAAAAATTATTTTATGAGAAAACTAATTAATTAAATTATTAATTAATTTAAAATTTAATAAATTTATTTTTTTTTGGAATTATTATCTTAGTATATATTATATAAGAAAATGGGAGGTGGATTAATGCAACTTGTCGCTTACGGAGCCCAGGATATTTATCTTACTGGGAATCCTCAAATTACTTTTTTTAAAGTAGTTTATAGAAGATATACTAATTTTTCAATGGAAGCAATTGAACAAACTTTTAACGGTACTGCTGATTTCGGCAAAAAAGTCACATGTACTATTTCTAGAAATGGTGATTTAATTCATACTATATTCTTACAGGTAACATTACCTTCTGTACAGTCTACTGAAGCATCATCATTCTTTAGATGGGTTAATTACATAGGACATGCATTAATTAAATCTGTAGAAGTAGAAATTGGTGGTCAACGAATTGATAAACAATATGGAGATTGGCTTAATATTTGGAATGAATTGACCCAGCAACCCGGTCTTAAAGAAGGATATGATAATATGGTTGGTAATACTATATCTTTAACTGGTACTGGACTAAGAGGTACTGATGCTACAACTTTATATATTCCTCTTCAATTTTGGTTCTGTAGAAATGTTGGTCTATCTCTCCCTCTTATCGCATTACAGTATCACGAAGTTAAGATTAATTTAGATTTCAGACCTAAAAATGAATGTTATGTTACAACTGGACAACAGGTTGGTAATTGTCAGTTAGTTAATTCTACATTAGATTCCTTTTGTGTTCCTTCACTTGAAGCAGCATCATTATATGTAGATTATATTTATTTGGATACTGATGAACGGCGTAGATTCGCACAAGTTTCTCACGAATATTTGATTGAACAGCTTCAATTTACGGGCGATGAATCTACTGTAAATACTAATGTGAAAATTAAACTAAATTTCAATCACCCTTGTAAAGAATTGATTTGGGTAGTTCAGAGAGATGATGTGATTAAACTTGGATACAATCAATGGACTAATTATACTGATAACTTTGATTTAGATACTGGATGGGGTTCTGTCAATCCTATGACTGGCTTACCTAATCCTAATGCTGCTGTATTTACTAATGTCGAAGAAGGAACTGACCCTTTCCCATACGTAGCCACTAATCAAGTTGATGCTGAATATATTAAATACTTAAATGATATTGATATTGCCGTAGATGATGTAAATCTTGATAGTAATTGGTCTGATGTTGATGCCAGTGGATTTGGTGGTACTTCATCTGTGCCTGGTTACAATAGCCCTCCTGGTGTTGGGGCTGGTTCATTGGCACAAAACAATCCTCGTATGGCACCATCTATGACTACCAGCCAAGCTCAGTCTCTAATGGGTAATGGTAATAACTTCAATGCTTCTTTCTTCCCCGGTGCTAATACCAATAACTTAGCACCTACTGACTTTGCTGCATTAACAACGGCAGGTGACTTTGGCGACCACGCTGGTCTTGGTCCTCGCAATGCTGGTAGAAATCCTGTTGTTCGTGCTAAATTACAACTTAATGGACATGATCGTTTCCAAGAAAGACTTGGTTCTTATTTCAATCTTGTTCAGCCTTACCAATTCCATACTAACATACCTTCTACTGGTATTAATGTTTATTCCTTTGGTCTTAAACCCGAAGAACACCAACCAAGTGGTACTTGCAATATGTCCAGAATTGATAATGCTACATTACAGCTCCAATTGACTCCTCTTGCGGCATTAGGTTCTAAGATTCGGGTATATGCTACCAATTACAATGTTTTGCGAATTATGAGTGGTATGGGTGGTCTTGCTTATTCTAATTAAATATCTATTACAAAGATTAAATAAAAACATTACATATAAAAATAATAAAATATTAATTATATTTTATTATTTATAAATTTAAAAAGATTAAAATATCTATTAAAATGATTCAATTTAGAACTAATGTGTATATTCTAAATACCCTTAAATATTTATAATTTCTTCTGGGTTTATTGGGAAAAATTCACTATTTTGATAATATTTAGGTTGGTCATATAAATTTGGTTCATTTACAATAATATTTTTGTTAATTATTTTAGGTTTATAATGAATATAATCTTTTAGTCCATCTATAATTTGCTGAATGGACACTTCTTCTTCCATTTTTCCATATCCACAACAAAAAGAGGTAAAAATAATATCAATATCTTCAATATCTTCTTTTGCATTAATAAATATATTATATAAAACTGCAATAGTAGCATAATAAGCATTTTTTGTATTTGAAACATTTTGAGGTAATAACATTGTTGGTGAAATTACAAGTGATTTATCACCTTTATTTAATATTATAGAACTTCCAATGGGTAAATATGGTTTACCAACAATACTTATAATATTTAACTGTTTTACAATATTTTTTACTTCCATTTCAATATTAGGAAAAATAATTCTACTCAAAGCATAATCAATACCTCCATCCATAAAACATAAACTATTAGCCGGTGATACATAATAAGTTTTCTTAGTTGGAATATAATCTTGAACTTTCATTGTATATGCTTCAAATCCATATTGTTTTATTTTTTCTATGTATGTTTCGCTTAATGAAATAAATATAATAGGCATATATTATAGTATTATATATTATAGTATTATATATGTCTATATATTTAATAAATTATATATAAACTTGGTTTTTTAAATGTACAAATATGATGGAGAAAAATATATATACCAATTCACAATATAAGATTATATATTATTAACATAATATATAATTAAATTAACAATTATGTTAAACAGGATCACCAAAGGTTTATGAGGATTAACCAAATCTGGTATTAAAAATATATAGTATTTTAAATATATTTATTACGTTGTCGTCGAGTTTGATTAAATTTAACATAATTTCTATTAAATATTTTATTATTATTAAATAATTTGATATTAATATTATTAGTTATATTATTGAAAAAAGGTAAACATTTTTTATATATTATTTTAGTATTCCATTTGTAATAATCAGACGTACATATATAAATATCAGACGGTTTATATAAATTTGTTAATATATTATATAATTCTAATATTACCATATCATCATTTTCAGTATCATTATTATTTACACAATTAATTGCAAATGAAATATAGTTTCTTTTCATAATAATATTTTTATTTTTAGTTGGGAGTTGTTGTAATTCTTTTTTTCGTGAACGAATATTATATTTATGAGATCTATCGTCTTTTCTATTATTCCATATTAAAATAAAAAAATATGTTGGATAATTTTCCATTAATTGACTTATATATAACCAAGCTCTTTTATATTTGACATAGTTGTTATATTTTTTATTAATAGGTAACTTATGTATAAGATTTATTATATTTGCAACATCAACAATAATAATATTATCATAATTATGATTATGTATTACTATATCACTAAATATCTGGTTTAGAATATTTATTTCTTTTTTTATTTTAGGATAAATAAAATTATACGATTTTTCTAATGATATTCCCTGTGAAATAACTTCTTCTTCTTGTAACGGAAGTTCTTCTTGTAACGGAAGTTCTTCTGGTAACTGAAGTTTTTCTGGTAACGGAAGTTCTTCTTGTAAAGGAAGTTCTTCTTGTAAAGGAAGTTCTTTTTGTAAATTAAGTTCTTTTTGTAAATTAAGTTCTTCTATATTTTGTTGTATTATATTTGTAGACATTCCGCCACTCATTTTAAATGTACCAAAACGTCCTTTAATATTATAATAACCAGCGTTTTGTAATCTATTATCTATCTTTGCTATATTACTTTTTTTCACACTTACTATTTTACCAAATTTATTATATTTTAAATCTTTTTTTTGCAATCTCCCATTTGTTAATTTTGCGATATTATTCATAACTTCATATCTTGAACCATAATGTTTAGATTCCATATATTAATATAATATTTATGAATATTTTAAATTTCAATTTTAATAATTTTTAAAGTATATAAATCTAATAATTCAGTTGGCGATATCATAGTATTAAAATTATATTCAAATTCTTGTGCTATTTTTATATAATAAGATAGCCCTTTATATATAATATAATCATGTGGTATAAATTTATCTAATATATCATTCCAATTATCATTATTTTTAATATAAAATATATCATTTTCATATTTCATAATACCATTATCTATATTTTCATTTTCATTTTCATTATTTTCATCATTATTTGAAAATTCAATTCTATCATATGTATTAAATGGTTCTGGATGAATAAAGTCAATTTCATGGTCTAAAAATATATTATACTCATTATCTAACGGTAACATTGATAATGTATCATTCTTAATTGTATTTAAATAATAAGAATATGAGTTAGATTGTAAGAATTCAAAAGGAATCATAATTTTATTATAATCATCAAATAATAATTCTTTCCAAACTTTTTTAGTATTTGTAATTATTTTAAAATATAATAATTTATTCCAGTATATACAATTTCACCATGATTAAAATAATCTTTAATTAATTTCATTTTACTAATTGCTATATAAGGTTTTATTTCTGATACTAAATTATTTGGACTAGTAATAACAAATTTATAAATATCAATATTAAATTTAGTATCTTTTAAAAATGGGAACATAAAAGTTTGATCCAAATTTTTATTTAAAATTAACTTTTTATATTTAGTATCTTTAATATTAAATATAAAAGTAAATTCATCTTCTAATATTGAAGAATCATCTTCTAAATTATTTTCTAAAAATATAATTAAAGAATTAATTAGATAATTAGTTCCATCTGAAAATGATATAAATTGTTCAGTTGGTTTTATTTTTTTTTCACAAAAATTACAAATTATTTTATTTGTAATTTGTTTTTTATTTATATATTTATTTAAGGATTTTATAAAATTAATAATATTCATTATATAAATATTTATATATGTATATCAAAAATATTGAAATTCAATTTTATATAATTAATTAGTAAATTTAAAATTTAAAATTTTCTCTAATTTACATTTAATATTATTATTTGGTATAGCACTACTATTCTCATAATTATTTATAATATTAACATTAATATTCATTTTAAGAGCTAACTCTTTTTGCGATAATTTATTATGTAATCTTGCTTGTTGCATTTGTTTTGAAAACTTCATAGAAATTTTTTTAATTTTTACAGATTCATTTAAATTATCAATTTTATATAATAATTGTTGATTATCTTTATTTTTTTTATTATTTGTTAATAGTGTATTAAATTTATTAAATTTATTTATTCTAATATTAGTTTGTGGAATTTTTTTTTTTAAAATAATAGGCACCCAGTCTTGTTCATAATTAGTATTCATAATATTTAATAATATAATATTTTATATAAAAAAATAAATCATTTTTTTATATAAAATATATTATATGAAAACATTAATAATAACATTAATGATTGTTGGTATTATATTTATTGCTATTGGATATATAAATACAAATCAAAACTGTCCACCACCAATAGTACAATATAGATATATACCAAGAACATTTGATGAAGAACAAAATAATCAATTGCCTATTTTGTCTGTTTATGGTAAAATGTTTGATAATCCGACTCCCTGGCAAAATAATGCAGGATACGCTAATAATTTTGATACAAATCTTATAAAATCTTATAAATCTCCATATGCACAATCTCCCTATATGCGATAAAATATTATTTATAAATTTGTTTATTATTTTTATTATATTCTAATTCATCTAAATAGGTATTTAATTTATCTTTAAAATTAGTTGGAATCCAGTGTGAATATATTATTTCATTAAAATTTTTAAACTTTTTTCTTTTAGTTACTAATATATTTTTAGTTGTGCCATTTTTATTTTTTTTAATTTTTATTAATTTTAGGTCTTCCATAAAATATGCAATATCATCAATATTATTTTCCCATTTTTCATTTATTATTTTAACAGATTCATTATTAATATTAAATTCTGATAAGATATAATTTTTAAATTCAATGTTAATATCTAAAGAATTTTTAGGTAAAATTTGTATTAAATTATTAAATGCATTTAATAATTTATTATCTCTGTTTAACATTACCATAAATCCCATCTGCCAACTTTTTCTATTTATATCTGGAATACAGGGAGGGACTTTATATTTTTCTTGTAACATTAAATATGTCCAATCTCCATCTTTTGTTTTATTAAATAATTCTTTAACTATTACTTTAAATATATCATACGCAATTATAGAAGATGTTTTTATATCTAATCCTAAATTTTCTTTTAAATCATTAATATATTCTATTGATAATTTAGCATTCCATCCATTTAACATAATATTATGCATTGCATTTATCCAATTATCATTTTTATAAACATAGTTTGTAGTTTTTTTAATTCTACTATTTTCAGCTACATATATTATAATTTTACACAAATCTTTTAAATATTGTATTGGAAAATGATCAAATATTCTAAATTCAATTCCATTTGGTTTATTCATAGGTGCCCCTGATTCTCTATGCCAAGGTCTATCCGGGTCAGTGCTTCCAAATGTTCTAAAATTACTACTTAATGCTGATATACCACCTTCTTTTTTAGCAGGAGGAGTTTGTGTTAAACAAGGTTTTAGTTTATCTTTCTGATAATATTCCAAACCATCTCTCCAATAAGTAGGAATATCTGAATATCTACCAATTCCTTTATTAAATTTTCTCACATCACTTCCTGCAAAATTACCCCATCCTATTCTTACAACTCTAAAAGAACCCTTTATTCTTTTTCTTTTAGTACCCATTGCTTTTTGGTCACCTGAAAAAAAAGCAGTTATTAGTAATGGTTCTAACCATTGTAATTGGTTAGCAAAATTACTATGTTTATTTATAAAATTAGTATTAGATGTTTTATTCGTAAATGGTAATGTAATTGTTAAATGATAACTACCTAAATATTCTGTATATAATTTATTTCGATTATCTTTATCTTTATCAAATTGATAATTTACATGAGTTGTATTTTTAGGAACAATTAAATAATCGGTCATGCCATATGGAAATGACATAAGAGAACCATGATTTTTAATTTGTTTCTCTACTATTTTATCCTTTTCTAATAAATAATAAAATTTAAGTTCTAAATTTTGTATTTCTTCACAATATAATTCTATAGATTTTTTACCATCTTTTAGTGTTGAAAATGGTTCAGTTGTAATAAATTCAGGCATATTAAAGGGTGTTTTTTTTATAACCCATTTACCATTACATTTTCTACCCGTTGGTTCAAATGGTATTTCTTCTAAGAAATGTTGATTAGCTATTGATAATTTTTCTTTATTTTTATTTTTGAGTATTCTTAAAACAGGATCAAACGAATTAAATATTGTAAAATCTGTTATTTTTTTGTTAGTATCTTTATATAATGGTAAATGAAACAAATGCATTTCATGTTCTATCCCAATTCCCCATTTATAATTAATCAGTTGTTTATATTGTTTTGTATTAACTTTGTTTTTATATATAATATCAGATGGTTTTATAGATTCTCTTGTATTTATATTTTTTTTTTTGATACTCATTGTATATTATATTATATTATATTATTTATAAAATATTAATAAATATTATCATAATATTTATTAATTAAAATATTATGATAATATTTATTAATTAAAATATTTACACTTTTTGATTTTACCTAATATACAAGATAGATAATTAGTCATATTACAGAATAATTTACAAAAAATGTTGTTTATTATTATAATGTTTTTTGAATAGTTAATTTTGGTCCTTTTTTTGTATTTTCTATATAATTATTTATATCTACTTCATTTTCTATTTCTTCATTATCATCTAAACAATTTGCACTATGATAATCCCATACACTATCTGGTCCTATTCTAAATTCTTCGTGATGATCAGCTTTATACCAAAAAACTTGGTCTGTTATTTTATTAGTTTTTGCATTATTTGCAATAACTAAACATTCAAAATTTTCAGTACATTGATCCATTGTAGAACAAAACATTTCAAACGTAGGAAACATTCCAGCATAATGATCAAATATTCGTTTTCGATTAGACCCAATATTTTCTCTTAATATAAATACATAATCAATATTAGTTCTTAAATTAGGAGGGATTCCTAACGCAAATTGCATAGTTAATAAAAATAAAATATTATAATGCCGACCATTCATAAATATATTTCTTATATTAGGATCTTTTTGCCATGATTTATCATATAAACAATCATCTAATATTAAAAAGGTTCTTACATCTAAATCAGTGCATCCTGAATTTTCTAATTTCTTTAATTTTTTTTGTCTTTTTAATATATTTGATGTTACTGGTTCTGAATATTCATCATGAATAAATATTGGTGGTATGATTTTTGAATAAAATTTATTTGCTTGTTCTGTTGGTGATATAACAGAACCAACTGGAATATCTTGATGATAAAATAATAAATCTTTAACTAAATATGATTTCCCAGTATTTCTCTTACCTATTAAAACGACTACGCTATTATCATTTATAGAACTCATGTCAAATTTTTTTAATTGTAAATTCATTATTAATTTAATATATTATATTATATATTTTAATACGCATAATTTATTTCATACTATATTATAGAAATTATTATAATAATCTAACTATCTGGTCCTATTCTAAATTCTTCATGATGACCTGCTTTATACCAAAAAACTTGGTCTATTATTTTACTACTGTGTGGATTATTTGAAATCACCAAACATTCAAAATTTTCAGTACATTGATCCAGTACAGAACAAAATATTTCAAATGTAGGAAACATTCCAGCATAATAATCATAAATTATTTTTCTGTTAGCAATAATAGTTTCTCTTAATATAAATACATACTCAATATTACATCTTAATTTAGGAGGAATTCCTAATGCAATTTGCATAGTTAATATAAATAAAATATTATACTTTCCGCCGTTTATAAAAAGAGTTGTTATATTAGGATCTTTTGTCCATGATTTATTAAATAAACAATTATCTAATGTTAAAAGGTTCTTCTATCTAAATCATCATGTCCTGAATTTTCGAATTTCTTTAAATTTTTTTGTCTTTCTTCTTTTAATATATTTGATATTATTGATTCTGAATATTCATCATGAATAAATAATGGAGATATAAAATTTGAATAAAAATTATTTTCTTTTTCTGTTGGTGATATAACAGATCCAATTGGGATATCTTTATTATAAAATAATACATCTTTTGCTAAATATGATTTTCCAGCAGTTTTATTACCTAGTATTAAGATTGCGCTATTATCTTTATAGAACTCATATCTAAATTTTTTTAATTGTAAATTCACTATATTATCTTTTATAGAACTCATATCAATTTTTTTTAATTGTAAATTCATAATATTATAATAATATTATTATAATATTATTATATTTTATATTTTATATTTCAATACGCATAAATTATTTATATTATAATTTCATTGTAACTTCAGTATAATTTAAAACGATGGTATTTTAGGATCTATATCATAATTTATAGTATCTTTTACGATATTTTTATTATTACTAAGAACTTGTTTATTATTAATTAACTCAGTAACACTCCCACCAATTAAATTATTTATTTTTGAATGTAATAACCATAATCCAATCATAGATATTATTAAGCTAAATATAAAATATTGTATATATTTATTATAATTAATTTTATTTTTATTTTTATTTTTATTTTTATCATAATAAAATATTATTCCAACAACTAATATACTTAATACTAAACTACCAATGCCATAATATAAATAAGTATTCATTATAATATAAATATGTTTTTAATTATCAATATTTAAACTCATGTATTTTAATATATTTTAAAAATTGTCATTAAAAAATATTGGCTTTTTATTATTACTATTTTTTTTTCTTTTTATTATATTTCGTTTATCATTTTTTATAATTAAATGTTTAATATTATTAGAAATATTTTCTGTATCTTTAGTCTCATTTGTTATTAATTCATCATCTATATTTTTATATACGTCATTAATAATTTTATCATTATTTGTTATATCAGATATAACTGATTCATTATCATCACTTTCACTATTATTAAGTATAATTTCATTATCTTCACTATTATTATTAATTTGTTCTATATCATTATCAGTTATTTCACTATCAACATGTTCATTGTCACTATCTGACAATGAATTGTTATTATCACTATGAACGGTATCTCCATCAGATTGTTCATTATTATTATCACTAGGTCCTTTGTTATTATCAGAATGTTCATTATTCTCACTCATTTCATTATTATTATCAACCTGTTCATTGTCTATATCAGAATGTTCATTGTCACTGTCATCTTGTTCATTATCACTGTCAGCTTGTTCATTTTCAATATCAGCTTGTTCATTTTCAATGTCAACTTGTTCATTATCACTGTCAACTTGTTCATTATCACTGTCAGCTTGTTCATTATCACTGTCAGCTTGTTCATTATCACTGTCAGCTTGTTCAACTTCAATGTCAGCTTGTTCAACTTCAATGTCAGCTTGTTCATTTTCACTCATTTTATTATCACTGTCAGCTTGTTCATTATCACTGTCAGCTTGTTCATTATCACTCATTTTATTATCACAGTCATCTTGTTCATTTTCACTGTCAGCTTGTTCATTGTCACTGCCACTACCAACCTGTTCATTGTCATCTATTTCATTAATATAAATATTGTCATTGTCTAATATATTTTTATTATTCATATTATTATTATGTATAACATCAACTTGATTTTGAGATTTTTTAGAATAATTTATATAATTTAATGATTTTGATTTTTTATGAGATTTATGCGTTGGTGATTTTTCTTGTGTTATAGTAGGTACATTATTTAAATATTCTTTTAATATTAATTCTATTGGTAATAATGATCTAATTGCTTTTAGAATAGATTCATCAATAATAAATAAAGATTTTCTTAAATTAGATTGTCTTAATTTAGATGGAATTTTTTTTTCAAATAAAAATGGATTTGTATAAAAGTCTCTTGCTGCTTCTAAATAACATCTATGTATAAAATGACTAAATTTAGGAATTTTAATATTAATATTTTTTTTATCATTTGTAATTTTTATAGCTGTTAATATTTTAGTATTACTAACAAAAACAGCTGTTAATAAACTATCTATCCATGTGCATTCAGAAGCATTTATAATTCTTTTTGTTTCATCATCTATAATATCATGATTCCATTTTGAAATTTCTTCTAATTGTTTTTGAAAATTTCTAAATAATAATATATGGTCAGTACATGATTCATAACAATCATCATATATTGATTCAAACCCTTCATATATTCTATTAGTAATTATATTTTGTAATTGTTTAGTATATTCTGTTTTTGCGTCAACTAAGTTTGTAGTATCCATATTATTAATTCATATTAGATTAATTATATAACATTTACGCGTAATATATAAAAATATTATAATATAAAAATATTATATTATAATATTATATGAATAGGTATATATATGTTTGGATACTAGTAATGATATTATTTTTTATATGTGTACTATTATAATTAATAATAATAATATTCTTATATTATATGAATAATAGTTCAATTAATGATATGAAATATATAATAAAATCATTTCAGTTAGATAAAATAGAATATTATATAAAATATAAAACTAGACAAAATAGAATAATATTACAAACTATATTATTTATAATTATAATTTTAATATTTCCATTAATTTTTAATTATTATAAAAATAAGTATAATTTAAATAATATTTAAACTATAAATATATAAATGAAATATATTATAAAAAAATATAATATATTATATTTAAATAGCATTAATCCATATACAGGTTATTTACGTAAGATATGTATTAAAAAGGAATATATAGCACTTAAGATATTGGAAAAAATTTCAAATAATCATATGAAAACATGTATATGTAATAATATAAATCATTTTCCTATTGTATTAAGTTATAAAGAAAATTCTTATATAAAATTAACAAATGAAGGGATTGATATAAATAATTTAAGGAAAACATCAAGGATTATAAAGGTATATAATACTATTCTACAAATTAAATGTATAATATCTATATTAAATCAGGCTGGGATTGAACATTTAGATTTAAATACAAATGGTAAAAATATATGTATTAATAATAGTGGTAAAATAAGTTTAATTGATTTTGATATATGTTATATTAAAATATTAGATAAAAATTAAATAATATAATGATAGAAAGATTAAATAGACATCGACAATATGATACCTTTAAACATATTCTAAATATTTTGATTAAAACTAAAAATTTAATTTTATTATAATTTTATCTTAATTATAAAAATAACTATCTAATGGTTGGGTGTATGGATTTTGTTTAAATTGGTCTAGTATAGCTGGATCTATTCTATTTGCAAGTGGTTTATTTGGAACAGTCTCTTTATTTCTTGTCTGACTACATGACATAATCTCAGGAATTGAATTATAAACTTTTGTAGCCATAGAACCTCTATTTTGTAAATTACAATTTTGCAATTCACCATTCTTAGATAATGTCATATTAATTTTATCTACTGATACTGGATTATTAGGTCCTTGGGCACCAGGTACTCTTTCAATTGATGTTTCGTCGCGTATACTTTTAATAGTTGAATTATAAATATCACTATAAGACATTGGTTGTTTTTCTGCACCTCCTCCCATTATTCCAGAATATTCTATATCAGAAGTAAATTGACGATTTGTATTAGAAGCATTTATTTCTGTAACTTGATAAGCACCTTCTGCTGATCCTTGTGCATCCCCAGTATATTCTATTGATGTATTTTGTCTATTTGTCTTAGATGCTTTTATATTATTATTTTTATAAGCATCATTTTTATTTTGTTTACCTACATTTCCTGTTAAATTATGTACTATAGTTGTTTCTTTATTAGTAGTTCTAAATTTATCATTAGGATTTCTTAAAGAATGCTTTTTATATTCACTAATATTACCCTTTCTATTATTATGAATATTCGTTTCTTTAATAGTTGTTCTGGTAATATCATTAGGATCATACACAACACCTTTATTTGGACCAGTGTTGTATAAATTACCTTTTCTATTATTATGAATATTTGTTTCTTTGATAGTAGTTCTGGTGATATCATTAGGATCATACACAACACCTTTATTTGGACCAGTACTATTTACATTACCTTTTCTATTATTATGAATATTTGTTTCTTTAATAGTAGTTCTAGTTATATCATTAGGATCATACACAACACCTTTATTTGGACCAGTGCTATTTACATTACCTTTTCTATTATTATGAATATTTGTTTCTTTGATAGTAGTTCTGGTAATATCATTAGGATCATACACAACACCTTTGTTTGGACCAGTACTATTTACATTTCCATTTCTATTATTATGAATATTTGTCTGCTTAATAGTAGTTCTAGCAATATCATTTGGATCATATACAGTTCCTCTATTATGAGGACCTTGAACATTTCCACTCCATCTCGAGTTACCAATAACATTTGTTTTTCTTGTAAATCGCGGTTTCTGATTATTTCTCTTAGTAGAACCAAATGTTTCACTAAATTGAATATTACCATTTCTTTTATTTAAACATGTTAAATTTCTACGAGTTGTTTGTAGTTTAATATTACTTTTACCATAATCACTATTTGAATTATCTCCAGATATCCATTTCCCAATTGCACTAATAATTCCTTGTGGTGGTTTTGCAAGTTGTTGTTTTGAACTATTTTTAACTTTAGACCTAACTGTTTCAGTTGATCCGCGTGTAGTACCAGCAGGACCAATGCGAGTTTTTCGTTCAGTTTTAGGACGGTTAACATCTTTCATAATTATATTAGGTCTTTGTTTAGCAGCTATACATGCTCCAGTTGTTGTAAAATATCTATTTGGATGTTCTATAAAGAATGTATCTGGTCTATTCTTTTGTATATTACCTATTTTACCAGGTTTATTAATTTTTTCACCAGAAATAATTCTTCCGTAAAAACTAACTTTTGGATTAGTTTTTACTCTTGATTCATTTGTAGTTTTTGGTAATACATAATCTCGTGTATCTATTTGTTGAAATCCACCAGATGGTGTACTTTCATATCCTTTATTTAATCCTGGTCCTACGCGAATTTGTTCTAATGGTGCTATATTATTTCTTTTATTACCAACTATATACCGGTCATTCATAAATCCATCTAATGATTGAATTCCATATGGATTTGAAACATTAGTTTTTGGTTTAAACATTGGTGCTATTTCTGATTTTTTTTGATATAATGTATTAGTACCCGTATAGTTTTCAAACATTTCCTTATTTGCAAAATCATCAACATTTTGTTTTATACTTCCTCCAAAAAAAGGAGTCATGTTATTATGTGTAAAATTAGCAGGATCTATTGGGTCACCAGTTAATGACATGTTATTATCATTATTTATATCAAAATTATTTTTAGATGTTATATTAATCTTATCAGGTGTTCTATTAAATTCTATTGGAAGTTTATTATTTGTAAAATCAACTTTATTAAATGTTTCCATTTTAGGTGGTCCTGGTATAATTATATTAGTATTAGTAGGGTCATTTGATTTTTTATATAAATTATCAGCACGATTTTGTTCATTTTTTCTAATATTATTTACTGTATTATTCTGATACATATTAGAACCATTTGGTTTATAACCTTCTGGTATATCTTCTTTTTTTATATTAGTTCTATCAATACCATCTTTATTAAATAAATACCCAAGACCAATAACTGTTCCTGCAATAATATATTCCATTATATTACTATATTATATTATATAATAATATATATTTATATATATTAATACACATAAAATTAAATTAAAATTAAAATATTTTTGATAATCAGCTGGTAATTCTTCTATATTACATTTATAAGTATATTCAATATCTCTCATAATCTTCTTTTCATAAGATTTACTTGGATCTAAGAAATTAATTGATACTCCTTTTCTACCAAATCTACCACTTCTTCCAATTCTATGTACATAATTTTCAATATCATTTGGAATATCATAATTTACAACTAATGATATTTGTTGAACATCAATTCCTCTTGCTAAAAGATCTGTTGTTACAAGAACTCTAATCCCACCTGACCTAAATTCATCCATTACTGTATTTCTTTCTAATTGTTTCATATCACCTGATATGAAATTTGCAGCAAAATTATCATTTATTAATTGTTTTGTTACATCTTCTACTTTTTTCTTATTATTACAATATATTATTGCTTGATTTATATTAATACAATTATATAATTCTAACAATGTCTCATATTTATATTGGTCACTTACAGCAACATAAAATTGTTTAATACCTTCTAATGTAACATTTGATTCTCCTACTAAAATTTCTATTTGATTTTTTAATATATTGCTATTATTAATTAATTTCAACATATCTGGTGGTATAGTAGCACTAAATAATAATATTTGTGTGTTTTTATTCAAATATGATAAAATATTGGATACTTGATCATAAAAGCCATATGAAAGCATTTCATCTGCTTCATCCAATATAAATGTTTTAATACTATTAATATTAATTTTTTTTTTCTGAATGCAATCATATAATCTTCCTGGTGTTGCTACAAGAATATGATTAACTTTATTTTTACTTTGAGGATCAATGTGGTTATATTTATTATTTCCAGAATTTCGAATTCCTAAATTTCCTCCTATAATTAATTCTGTATTTAATTCTGGTATAAATTTACTTAATGCCTCAATTACTGTATGAATTTGTTTAGCAAGTTCTCGGGTTGGTGTTAAAATAATACATTGTGTATTTTTAATAGAAAAATCAATTTGCTGAATTATACCAATTCCAAAACAGGCAGTCTTACCAGTCCCTGATTGTGATTGTGCAATAATATCTCTATTATCAATTATAGGCGCTATTGATATTTTTTGTATATCTGAAGGATATTCAAACCCATAAGCATATATTCCTTTAAGTAAATTACTATTTAATTTTAAAGTATCAAATTTTGCATGAACTTTTAAATCTTCATTAAAATTATATTGTTTATAATTATATTCATTTTCATTCTCATTCTCATTCTCATTATCATTAGATTCGGTACATATAGTAGTCATATTATATAAATAATTCCTTTTCTTTTTAAATAATAATTAGTCTAAACTAATATAGTATTAATATAAAATATAATATACTTTATTTATTTATTTATATTATTATTAAATTGTTTATATATATCAATATACTTTAGTTTAGCTTCATTCTCAGATAAGTTCAAATATTTTTTATGTGCTTTATTTTTAGATATCTTAATAATATCTAAGCAATATATTGATAATATATTATATTTTTGCCCAGTTGCTATTTTATATAATCCATAAATATCTAATAATATATTATTATTAATATCCTTTGATTTCTTATTTTTATTAAAATAATCAATTGCTAATAAAAAAATATCATTTATTTTTTTATCATTTTCTATATTCATTTTTATTACTTATAAAAAAAAATAGATATTTAACCACAGACATCATATTGATACAATGACCCTGTAAAAGCTCCACATGTTGGTTCTATCTTAGGACAAGGTAACTTATCAGATATAGGCAACATATTATTAATATATGGGGTCGGAACACATGGTCTGTGATTATCTTTAAATACTAATCTTGTTGATACTTGTTTTTCACAAGGAAATAATATATTTTTTTGAGGGTCTAAACATAATGGTTGGTATCTATTCCAACCAGTTCCTCTTAAATTTGATGATGGGTTGCTTAATCTTGTATCTTCAACCGGAAAATGACACGTTTTAAAATCTGTTAAATTATTTACATCATAACATCGTTTGCCATTTGATGTTGCAATTCCATGTATTTTACAGGTATCTACTGCTCCTTGTCCTCCTGGATGTCCTTGATTATTACAACTACATTCATTATTACAATCAGGTTGAAATTTATATTTAGAACATTTACTATATGGTTTATTAATATTTTTTAATTCTGAATCAATATCAATTGGTCCTGCAAAAAATCGCCAATCTACATTTTTATTCATACTATTTCCATTTTTTTGTAATCTAATTTGTGGGTTATCTTGATAACAAGAAGAACATAATACTGGTGTATTAATTTGATATAATCCAGGTGATATTGATTCATCTAAACTTTTTTTTTCTTCACACGTATCGTAAGTTAATCTATTAAAACTCATTTACTTATAGTTATATATAGATAAATTAATTTAAATAAAAATTATTATATAATAATATTAATAATATAAAATGAATAAATGGATACCATTTCATAAAAATAAAAATAAAAATAAAAATAAAAATAAAAAATATCCATTTTTAATTAATTTAAATAATACTAATGAATTTCCATCTATTAATAATGTAAATACTAAAATAAATGAAGATATTATAGATATCGATGCTAATATCGATAATATATGGATGTATAATAAATCCGTATCTTATCAAGAGAATAAACAAGAAACTATAGAAAAAAGTGATGAATTATTTGTATTAAATAAGACAAATTTATATAATTTAAAATATAATAATGATAAACAATTAAATAATAATATTATTAATAATGATTATTATGAAAACGAAGATGAAAATGAAATAGATGAATTATTTTATCTAAAAATATTAATTTTATTAATGATTTACATTTAAATTAAAATTTACCAAAATAAAGGATTGTTTTATATGATAAAACTAAATCTTCAAATAATTTATTATTTTATATTAAAATGAATAGTAGTTCATATGATAAATTAATATATGATGAAATATTAAAATATGAAAATGAAGAAATTGAAGAAAATGAAGAATATTAAAAACAATAAATAAATAATAAATAAATAATAAATAAAATATAATAAATAATAAGGATGAATATAAAAAATGATAATATAAAAAATGATAATATACTGTTTATAAATGATAATCATATGCTTTTTAATAAAAATAATATAGGTGGTTTTAATTTAAAAACAAAAATAAACAAAGTATTCCTATATTTAACTAAAAATTCAATAAATACAAATACAAATACAAAATATAACTTATACAAAGCAAGTGAATTAAAATTAAATAATTAATCTAAATTTTTTCACATAAATCAATATTAGAAAGAAGCATTCTTCTACAACAATATCTCCGTAATCCTAAATTATCAAGAATTTCTTCTTCTGGTGTTTTATTATCACTATCAATATCTATATATTTAACTATTTTTAATTCATTAACTTCCTTATTATATCTTTTTTGTAATTCTGTATTATATTTATCCCATAAATTTCCTATAACTTTTCCACATGTAAAACATCTAATTGGTATAATCATATTAACTATATACTTATATTATATTTATTTTAAATATATTTTCAATTTTTTTTTTTAATTAATTTAAAAAATTATAATAGTGTTAATATATTGCTATAAAAATGGCGTTTAGTTATATTAATTAACAATAATCTAATATAATAAATTTAAAAATTTTAGTAAAATATAAAAAATGATTTATATAATATATATTTATAATTATAATTAATTAATAACTATGAATAAAAAAATAAAGTTAGAAAATAATGTTACCAATATGGATATATGTGAAAAAGAAGTTAATATACAATATGCTAATGGAAATACTGATATTATTAAAATAAATATTAATAAAAAAATTATAGATTTGCGAGATGAAATTTCTAAAAAAACAGGTATTTTAAAATATAATATTAATATATTTTCAATATATAATGAAATACAAATGAAGCTAAATGATAATATTAATGAATCTGAATATTTATTAATAATTGAAGATATATTAAAATTTAAAATGGATGATAGTTCTTTATATAATTATTATATTAATATAAATAATTATTCAGCTGATATTATTAATAATAATAATAATATGTTATTGCCAATAACAATTGATAATATAAATTTAAATATTTCTTATATTAATAAATATTTATCAGGTTTTGAAAAAATCAAATCAAAATTAATTAAAAAAAATCAATCTATATGTGAACATGAATATGAAGTAGAATATGATATATATGATAAATTATATACATGTATAAAATGTAATTTTATTAAATAAAATATTTTATATAAAATTACATTTTAATAATTATATTAAGTTAAAAATAACAATAGATATAATTAAATAAATATTTAAATATATATATAATATAATTTAATATATATATATATATGTTTGGTATAATTATAAATATTGCTTGTGATATAAATAGGTATTATAATAGAAGTTGTTTACCTAAAATAATAGATGATTCATATGATATAATAAAAATAGAAGTTGTTGAAATAAAAAAAATATTATCATTATTTATTTATCCAAAATATAATATATTAATTTCAAATAAGATATGTCATTATTAATTTTATACATTTAAATTATAAAAATTTAAATAATTATAATAATAAATATGAAATTGTCTGAATTTAATATTAAAAATTTAAAATTTGATAATAATAATATATATTATAATGATAATAATTTAATATTGGAATTACCCACTATGAAAGTTCCATTTGGATTTGAAAAGGAATATAATAAATATTTAATTAAATTAGATCTTGATAAAAATTCAGATGATTCTGATTTAATATTAAATATTATATCAAATATTGAGGATAAATTAATTGAAATATATCCAAATATAAGATTAAAATCATGTATACGAAAAAGTACTGAATATAATGATTTATTAATTTGCAAAATAAAAGAGATAAATAATAAATTTATATCAAATTTTATATGTAAAGATAAAGATAGATATTTATCAACATATTTTGATATTAAAAAAAATGATAATCTTAAATGTAAAATTAAAATTAATAAATATTGGTATATTAAAATAAAGTAATGGGTATTTATGTAGAAATAATAGAAACTGAATTAATTTAATTTGCGTTTTATAAATCATAAATAAATTATATTATTTATTATATGGATATGGTATTATCAGTAGAAAAATCAATTAATAATATTATAATGGATTATAATAATATTAATATATCAGAACTTATATATAACAGACCACTTAAAAAAAAAAATGGTTATTTTGTAATTATCAAAAATGATAATAATGATATTATTATTAATACACCATATTTATCAATAAATAAAATAAAAACTATATCAAATGACTCCAAAATTATAGAATTAATTATAGATGGACAAGTTAAACAATTTTTTAGTTTTATTACAGAGTTAGAGGATAATAGCATATTACAAGTACATAATAATTGTAATAATTGGTTTGGTAATCAACTAAAGATTGATATATTAGATGAATATCATAAACCATGTATTAGAATGAAAAGTAGTGGTGTTGGAATTTTAAAAATAAAAATAAACAATGAAGCATTTAATGATAAAAAAGATGATAATAAAGTTTCTTTAAAATTAAAGTTAATTGGTATTAAATTTCTTAAACAACAATTTTCATTAGAATGGGAATTTTTAGGATTTAATAATAACTATGAAATAATAGAATCAGAAGTAAATGATTTTGAATTTACAAATAATAGTCTAATATCATCAAATTTAATAAAATTTAAAAAAGATACTTATCCGGATGATTCTCTAGAAATAAATCAAGAAAAACTTGATGAACCGCAAGAAAAACTTGATGAACCGCAAGAAAAACTTGATGAACCGCAAGAAAAACTTGAGGAACCGCAAGAAAAACTTGAGGAACCGCAAGAAAAACTTGATGTCATGCAAGAAAAACTTGATGTCATGCAAGAAAAACTTGAAGAACCATATGATGAACAACAATATAATTTAAATAATGAATCTGTAGATAATATTATAGATAATCCACAAGATGTTCAACCAGATGTTGTTGATAAATATCCAAATATATATTATGATAACCCATTAGATATATGTGAAAATAAACAAAATGAACCTCTAACTGTAATTAAATTAGAAGATACTGTTATAAAAAAAAAGTAGATAAAATATTAACTAAAAAAAAAGGAAAAAAATTATATATGCAAATAAACATAAAATTTGGTAAATTATTTATTTATTTAAAATGAAAATAAAAAAACTTTTAAATTTTTTTTATTTTGTTATATTATATAAAAATATGAGTAAATCTAGTACATTTGGAATTTGTTCTGTATTATTAATAGCAGTTGTTATTTTATTAGCATTATATTTTGTAAATCTAAATAAACAACAGAAATCAACTGAAAAATTTTCTACATCAGAAGTAGATGATGAGGAAGTAGATATAAATACTAAATATATAAGTAATAATAATAAACCATATGTAAATAGAAATATTAAAAAAGGATTTAATGATCCAACGAATGGACCTGGAACTACTAATTCATTTAATAATAAAATTATAGGTAATTCAAATGCACAAAATAATGTTAATACTGATTTCAAAACAAATAGAGAAAGTAGCTGTTTTCCAAAAAATCAACTAACTGCAGCAGAATTATTACCTCAAGATAATTCATCTACATGGGCTCAAGTAAACCCATCTGGAAGTGGCACACTTAAGGATAAAAATTTTTTACAAGCAGGACATCATATAGGTATTAATACTGTAGGACAAACAATGAGAAATGCTAATATGCAATTAAGGTCTGAACCCCCTAACCCTCAAGTAAAAGTATCACCCTGGTTACAAACAACAATAGAACCTGATATGGGAAGGAAACCATTAGAAATAGGTGGTTGTAATTAAATTTCATTTCATTTAAAATATTAGATATTTATAATTTAATTATACTTTTTTTCGAAAATAAAAGAAATATTGAAAATATTATAAATATAATTACGATTATAAATAAACAACCTATATTTTTTTTATTAGATATTATATTATTTTTATTAGATATTATTTTTTTTTTTTTAGATATTATTTTTTTTTTATTAGATTCTATTTTATTAGATTCTATTTTATTAGGTTCTGTTTTATTAGATTCTGTTTTATTAGATTCTGTATGTATTCGTAATGTTGATATTGGTGTTATTAATATATCATCTTCTGTATCTTCTTTGTTATAATTATATTTTAAATTATTATTAATTTTTATTTTTGAGATATCACTGTTAGGTGGGTTATTATATTCAAATATATTAGTTGGTATTGGATTTGATTCTGGTAAATCTATAAAATTAGATATATATGCATCATTTAAATTAACACCAGATGTAGTCATTTTATATATAATATAGATAAAAAAATTTTAATATATGATATTAAAATTTTTTTAAAGTTATATTCTATGTGATTCTATGCGATTCTATGTGATTCTATTTTGTATATTATTAATTCACTTAAATCTGACGATGATGTGATAAATATATCAGGAATAAAAGCATGTACAATTGCTTTAATAAATCCATTAAAAAAATATATAGATAATTTTAATGAAAATATACAATGTTCTATGTATGTCATTTTAACATTTATAAGATGATTAAAAAACATATATATAATATAATTATATTATATATATGTTTTTTAAATATTTAATAACTATAATATTATTAATAATACTTATATTAACTATTATAATTAATATATTTTCATTTATTAAAATTGAAAAATATAAGAATAATAATTATTTATCAAAAATTAAATCAAATTATTGTGAACAAAAAAATTTAGAAAATTCATATATGCCACAAAAATGTTGTTACTTTAAAAATAAAAAATTTATTTGTAAAGATAAAAATTGTAGATGTAAATCAAAAAAGACTGGAATATGTAAACTATGTTATGATGATTAATAATTATTAATCATTAATTAATAATGTAATTGAATTCATAAATTTTTTAGTTAGATTTTTTTCAGAAGTATATTTTGTAATAAATATAATATCATCTATTTTTAAATTATAAAAATCTATATAAAATTTTAATTTATTTAAATTATTAATTTTATTAAATATAATAAAATTAAAAATAATAGATAATTGTTTTATATTATCTATATCAAAATCATATTTTGAATTTAAATCAAATATATTTTTTAATTTATTATAATTATAATAGTTCTGTAATGATTTCTTAGATAATTTATTTAATAACAATGAACTTGATATATTTGGATTATTATAAATATTTTTTTTTAATTTTACCATTTCTTTATTAGTAAGATATACTGAAAAATATGAACTTATATATAATAAATTCCATTGATTATATTCTTTGATTTTATTTTCTATAATATTATTAATACATAAATTTGATGAGATTGAACATAGTGTATTTAGTTGTATATTATTACTATCAAGTTTATTATATATATATTTAGGATAATTCTCATGAATTAATAATGGAATAAAAAAATAATCATTAGAATGTAGATTTTCTAATTCATCTTGTGATAATTGTTTATTAAATATTATTTTAATAATATCATATACTAAAAAATTTATATTTTTTTTTCAAATATATTTTCCTGTTCTTTAATATCAGAACTATTAATTATAATATTATTTTTATCTTTTTTTTGACATATATCCATTAATAGTATTATCATTCTTCTAATATCAAATGATGAATTATTAATTATATTATTCTTTGATTCAATATCTATTATTATTTTTTCATTATCTATTATTTTATTAATAATGGATTCTAAGTCAAATAAAGATGGTTTATTAAACTTAATATCTACTGCGTATTTTTTAAATTCATTTAATTTTTTATCATTAAAATCATTATAAATACAAACAATTGGATTTGTAATTAATATTCTTGACTTATTTTTTTTATTATTTGAATCTTTAATCATATTTAATAATTCATTAGCACCACCTTTATCTGAATTTGTAAACATTGAATCAAATTCATCTAATATTAAAGCACTCTCTTTATTATCACCATTCATAAGAGACATTACATTTTTAAAATATAAAATTTTTGATATAATACTTTTAATATTTGTTTGTTTTCTTAAATCACTAGAATTAAATTCAATTACTCTAAAATTATATTCCTTTAATATTATATTCATTATTGTAGTTTTACCTATACCAGGCGGACCGTGTATTAATAATATATATTTCTCTG